AAATTCATGGCAGGGTTCGACGGAAGGTCAGCAAGTTTCCATTAGCGTCATACGTCATTGTTACGGTCGCGACAATCGTTCCCGTTGGCCCACCTTTGCTGTAGACAGTAGCTAGGAGATTGCTGTCGCCGTCATAAGTGTTTGCCCCGTAGTCGTGCTCAGGAATTTGAAGATCGGCGGCGATCCTGACTGCCCCATCTTCCGTAACCGCTACAGGAAGATCCCTTCCACTCGGACCTCTACCAATCAAAAAAGAGCCAGCCATCGCAAGAAACAGATCTATATCCTCAGGATAGCAATTACTGCGAGGCAAAAGAAAGCCCCCTCCGAAGAGGGGGGTCGAGAAGCCAACAACCAGATCTTTGCAGGTCAGGCGGATTTGGTCAAGTCGAACTTGGGAGCGTCAGACGGACGGAAATTGATTGTCACGGACTGAGCGTCGTCAGGGTTGACATTCAGGCTTGCTGAGGTCAGAACCACTTTAGACTCGATAAAGCGACTCAGGTTGTCACTCACGGAACCGCTGGAATACACCTGGTCGATGTAGAGCTTCACAGCGGCACCGGCCTGCTTCCGCTGAATCACGTCCTCGATCATCCGGTTGGCGATCGAAACATCTTCATCAGTGGTATAGATGTTTGCGGTGCCAGTACCATCAGCGAAGCCAGTGACGTACTTGCGGAACGGTGCATACTGACCAGTACCTTGGCCAATGGTGGTCACATCGATTTCAGATCGAGTGATCTCAAACGACCAATCACGAACTTGCCCCACCGGCTCGAAGCCCTTGTAGAAGATCTTCGCTTTTCCAGCCCCAAAAGCACTAGGCTGAGCAGTTGCGGTGGCGGCGGTGCCACCAGCGGTAGTAGAAATCGTCATGATACCAGTGGTGGCATCATAGGTTTTGACGAAGTAATTTCCAGCCGCAATTGCATCGGTGACAACTGCGCCAACCGGATAGGTCAGGGTGATGGGATCATTCACCCGAAAACCAAGATAAGTGCCAGCGGTGATGTTGCCACCAGTGGCGGGAAAATCAGTGGGATTGAGGCAGACCTCGGTGTTACCGGGCTTGTAGTAAAAGGCCCCGGACGTGCCAGTAAGCACAGTAGTGTCGCAAGTCATGATTGCAAACAAAGAACAGCAGTGCGGGCACTGCCCGGCTAGTCACAGATTAGCCAGCCCCCAGCAGCCAGAAGAGGTCAGAGAGCGGGGGGCGAGATGGAGTAAAAACGCTTAACTGCAAGGCAAAATTGCATGCCAACTTGTAGAAATCTTGCCCATAAAGTGAACATAATCATTCGACATTGAGGGCTCGACAGAATTGCCCATGTTCTCGTAAAAGCTTGGGCCGGTGATAATGCCAGTCCTGACAAATACCTTGGAATTCGCCCTAGTTGTTCTGGCAAGACCAGAGACAACATCAGCTGCAATTGATATAAGTTCCTGGCATCTTGCCGGCCCGCCCCCCTTGGCAGCAAAACAACGGATCACAAGAGCCCCTCTTGGATGGCTCAAAGTTTGAGTGATTGCCAGCTGTTGCGTCAAGCCAAATGTCAAATTGACTCTTATGTATTCATCTGGGGAGTCCGGCGGAACAGCGGTAACATTATCAAAGTAAACCGGAACTGGAGGAACTTGATTGTTGAAGGCTACCAGCAAAGGAGCCTCAATCGCAGCTCTAATTTTTTGATAATCTGTCATGTCAACTTATTTCGGGAAAACTGAATCCTCTGCTAACACCTACACCAAGAGCCCGTTGCAAGGCGGAGGACACATAATCCTGAAACCAATCCGGTTCTGCGGTTCTTGAGGCTGGCGCATCTTCCAAATCACCCCTGAAGCGGGGACCTATCTCGTATCTCATGCTTGGCTGCACTCTTTCCTCGCCAAGTTCTATAGTATTAATTTTGATAGGATCAAGACTTGGGCGATAAAAGTAGCCCTCCTCTTGATCAAGCGCAATACTCGCATGGGGGGCAGTATTTACAATTGAAAAACGAACCGTATTACTACCCTGTCTTGAATTGAGTGCGTTTTCAAATCTTCTCAGCGGGAAATTGCTCCTCGTATAGCGATAAATACTACCTGTTGATTCACGCTGTCTTCCAGTTCCACCTTCTGGAACAATGTCCCAGGAGGCAGAGAATTTACCACTCCATGCGGGACCAGCCTGGGCTAGTTCATTAACAATTTGAAGCCCAGCCTCTCTTACACCAGACGCGATAACAGGCGAAAGTTGCTCTTGCCATAACTGTTTTGCAAGGCCCCTGAGCTGCCCTCTTGAGGTTCTTGTGGTTCTAGCCATCAGCTCAACCTCGCGATCACTACATGCAGTATAGGATTGTCGCCACGGTACGACATCATGCCAATAATTTTTGCAGTTCTCTGTCGCCCATTTTGATTATATTTAACAAAATCAGTTGTCTGTGGATAGTAGCCATTCAGCGGCTCTGGGTCGATTAACAACTTGACATCCGTAACTTGATACAACCCTTGAATTTCTTCTGGTCGAAGTTGCGCAGGAACAATTTTGACGGGAATTTCTTCATTCGCCCCCAATACAGTCCCCGTCTCGGGATCATATTGCTGATTTGTAGACTGCTTGATGTAGGTTGCAGAAATACCCCAGCGGCGAATCAGTGGGCCCGGAATTCGCCCAAATACTCGATCAGCTCTCGACATTTTTTATCACAGCGGATTGCTCGCCCACCCACCATAGACAGGAAAAACCTTTCCGCCACTAAATGATATTCTTCGCCCTCTAAAAGCTGAAGACGCATAGTACCTATCAACTCTCGCAACACTACTCTTGGTTAGAGTTGACTGGTGAAAACTACTATCAATAATGTATTTAGATAAAATATCCATCGCAAACGGCGGGATAAATTCAAAACCAGACTGCCCAGAGGTTCTATCTCTGTATTTAACCTGTAGCGCCCCACTTCCAAGATTCACCTCATCGTATTGCTCGTCTTCTCGAAGCGAAACGCCCCCGTCATTCTCAGAAGAAATCCCTGTATAACCACCACTGGTAGTAAGAAACGCAGCCATATAAGATACTGCGATTTCAAAATCAAGAGGCAATTCATCCTTTGGCAACATTCGCCCATCAATCTTGATGTAGCGAGGCCATGCAAGAGACTGCTCAGGGTCGGCAATAATCCCCTTCCACTTCAAGGGATTAATTGTCATTGTCGCAGCGACCAGGGTCTGCTCTTTTTCAGTATTAGAGAGAGCAAGCCAAGTAGCAATACCTGGGCTCTGTGGAAGCTCTGACAACAAAGAAGTGGCCCTCGCCACGCTTACAAAAGAATTGGCGTTTGTCGCCCCAAGCGTTGATACGAAGGCCATTTTTTTATAAAAGTGTCCCCCAGTGCCTTACTTGGCGGAAGAGGCGGTGGGCTTTGGCTTCACTGTAGCCACTGGTGCTGAAACAGCAGTTTTCTGAGTTGAATCAGCAGCAACCGACTTCACGGCAGCTTTTTCGGCCACAGAAAGCTTTTCTGCGGGCTCTTCAACCTTGGTTACTTCAGGTGTTGCAGATTCGGGCACAACGAACTCAACAGCACTCTGCTCTGCTGCTTCACGGGCAAGACGAAAAGTGACAATTGACATGATGACTCAGCGAGTGGACAATAAAAGACCCTACCAACATACTAGATGCTGGCAGGGCAGTGAAGTCAGGACAACATAAGATCAGACGTAGCAACGAAGCTGAGTCAGACGGATGTTGCGATCATCAGTAAACACCTTGCTCCAGTTCGTGCCGGTAGCAAGCTCAGCATTAGTGGGAGCATTCCCAGCAGCGTTGCCAGTCCAGGAGATCCCGTTCGGATGCACCAGATAGTGAGTCCGGTTCATCAGATAGTCGATACCCTTGAGGGAATCACGATCAGTCTCCACCGGGGTCTTGGCAGGAGCGGTCGCATAAGCGAAGGCTCCAGGGCCGAAGAAGTAGGTGTGATGCACGTCCTGACCAGAGGGGCCCACGCCAGAGTCGTAGGGCAGGGTGTCGTCAACAAACACGGGGCGACCAAGATAGGTGCCAAGCTCAAGACGCTCCCTGGAGAGGCGAGTATCAAGCTGAGAGGTGTTACTGGCCGGAACAATCAGGTCCAGGTTCATCAGGGCGTAATAGACCGGAGCACGCATCAGGATTCCGGTCAACTCCTGGCCAGCATCACCAAGCTTGGCGATACCGCTCACCATAGCAGACTGGCTCAGCTGCGTGGTGGTGCCACCAACAGCGTGACTGGAGGCCAGGGGGCCACCAGTGACAAACATCCCCTTAAGAATGTTGATCAGGGTCTTCTGCATGTCCCGCACCCAGTATTGACCGGTGCGACGAGCAATGGCCTGCATGGGGTCGGAACCAGCAAGTTCGCCGGCCAGGTCAGAAGCACTCCAAGCCCGACCACGGATATTACGAACACCGGTCTGAACATCACCGGCAAGCTGACTGGGGGTCAGACCGGTAGTGTCATTAAGAACTTCAGAATCGCCCGAGAGATCACCAAAGAAGGGAAGGTCAATGGTCTTGCCCCCCTTGGCAAATTCAGCCTGGATGGCATCATTCGTCACCATCAGGCCCGAATTAACCAGGGCATTGCGGTCTTTGATCTCTTCCTGCTGGTATTCCAGGAAGAGCTGGGGAATAAAGGGAACACCAGCGAGCAGCATGGTCTTGGCCTCGTAGGAAAGGTTTGCGATTGAGCAGCCTCGGGCTCGGCACGGCCGACAGAGAAAAGGGGCGACAAACGCCTACGCTCTCTCAACACCCAAAGAAAGGTTGGTTGCAGCACAGCTGCGAAATCGCGATCAACGAAGCACCGCAACGATGATCACTGTCAAATTCATAATAGCAGCTTTCGCGAGAGCCGATGTCAGGGCAAAAGAAAACCCCGGTGTTCAGCCGGGGCAAAGAGTAAAGCCAGCAGTAGATCAAGCAGTAGTGTCCAGTGTCCAACCCTTGCCAGTGGCTACACCCTTCTCGCCAACAGAAACAGTAGCATTCCCAGTAGTTCCGCTGATGTCAAGAGTGTGCGTACCGGTTACGGTTGGAAGACCAGCAAAAAGCTCAACAAGATTTGCACGGGTAAACGTAGCAGGGATTACATAGATGCTACCACTCGCCATGCCAGCATCATAGGCAATGCGAAGCGCGGTAACAACTTCTTCGACAGCGGAAGTCACTTGACGGCCGATGACGTTACGATCAGTTTTGAAAGTCATGACAATGAGATTGAGCGCTCATAGACAGATTAGCTAGGCTCACCACGGCAAGAACCCAGGAAATGAGACGACATGAGAGAAAAGGAATTTAGCACGCCACAAAGAGAGCGCTGGGGAGAAATAATCCACCACTGCGTCAAGGCTATTGATATTCACAATGCCTTGTATTTTGAGACTGGTGAAGCGTGGCACCTCGAAAAAGCTAAAACCCTTAGAGCATACGTTGGGGAACTAAAGGAAGTAATCAAAAGAAATGAAGGATAACAATATCGCCCATTTCGTCTTTGCGGCCCACCATGCAGCTGACAACCTTCCCTTTTTAATATTCTCAGCATGTCTTGCGAACCATGCCTCCCTTCTCGCCCTATAAGCGGCTGACTCACCTTCCTTCTTGGGCGAGCCGCTTGTACCCTGTTCGCCAAAGCGAATAACCTTATACGTGTCGCCCTCTTTCGCCATCACAACATGCGACTTTGTTTTGTGACTGGGAGTTCTCTTGGGCTTGTTCACCCCAGGGAGCCCAAGCTCTTTCATCTTGTTTTTGACGCGCTCAGGAATTGCCATCATCAAGCCCCCTTTTTTGATTTTACAGATTGCAGGGCCTTGACTTCCTCGTCAATAAGAGCCTGCGCTCGCTTCATGCGACTGCTGTCAGACATGATTTCCCTGGAAGCACGCAGGATTCGCAGGTCTTCCTGTGCTTGATACATAGCAGTTTCATTGTCCATTCTGCGTTTTTCTGCAGCAGTAAGACGAATTGCTGAATCAATTTCGGTCCCACGCGAGGTCTTGCTGGCGGACAATTTGGGCTTCTTGGTTGACGACTTCCTGGCTGATGTTTTTCTTTGCGGCATTTGAGCTGGAGCACGGATGTCCATTGGCAGCATAGCCCCCCAAGCAATACTCCGGCAGCGCGAAATCAATCGATAGTTATTTTTTTCTCTTGTGCTGATACTTTATTCTCTTTGAGCTTGTTTTCTCACGCTTGAACTTTCTTTTTTCTTTTGCCGAAAGCTCTTTCGATGTTTTTGGGGTCTCGGAGGAAACTCGCTTCGAGGGCCTACAGGCTGGATAGCTTCTGCGCTTCTCCCCGGCTTTGCGCCCACACGGCTTGCCAGTTTTGATGTCAATCCATTCCTCAGCGAACCACCTACCAAGTCCACCGCGCCCACGCTCAGCCATTATCCACCCCCTTTGGCTGTTCTATATTTTCCGCCCCGCCTCTTATATTCACGCACCAACCAGCCATTAGCATACGCGCTAGGATACACCGCAAACCTACGTTTCGCTTCGGCCTTGACACGAGTATAAAGAGCCTTATTCAGGGGAATATTTTTCGCTCTCACTTCTTCTTCCTCTTTTTCTTGCGAGATTTGCCTGCAGCAGAAAGAGCAATTGCAACCGCTTGCTTCTGCGAGCGCCCCTCCTTCCTGAGCTTTTCGATATTGTAGGAAACCGTCGCCCCAGATTTACCCATTTTCAGCGGCATGGCACTCAGGCATCTACAGGCACTATAAAGCCCCCGAGTCAAAGACCCCAGGGGCGAAATAAACTTAAAACAGTAAAATTAAAAAAGAAAAACCACAAAAGACAGGGCCAGGATGACAGCAAGAACAAAACAAAGACCAAGCATGAAGTCTCTGCAGCCTGTATTTAATCCATTTCCACCACTACTGCGCCTGTAGGCTTGAGTTGGCCGAGTGTCAATAGAAGACTCAGCAGGAAAAGACGTGGGGCGGGAGGACGAGTAAACAGCTTTCGAGATTCTTGGCTTTGAGTAGCCACGGGTTCTGTAACCCCTTCTCGACCAGCCAGCAACCGTCCTTCGCCCATATCTTCTGTTGAATCGAAATTCAGATCTCATCAACCAAGCATACTTGACATGGCCTTAGCAATCGTTGGGTCAAGCTTGCCAGCGGCCCTTGCCTCTCGCATAAGACGACCGGCCTTTTCTTTTTGCCCACTATTCAGCATCTCGGCAATAAGAGTTGCATTCACAGAACCAACCGCAAATGGATTATTTGCAGAGGTGTAGGAGGGGGCGCGAGAGGGGGCCATGCCAGAGCCGGTTGCGCCAGAGCCATTGAAGTAGATGGCATAATCATCATCCTCGCGAAGCTTGCTAACAGCATCCTTCAGGGACACCGGATCATCCTCTGGCCCGTACACAACGGTTTCCTCGTCTTCAAGCAACCTGAAGTCATCTTTCTTCAGCTTGAACAAGTGGGTTGGCTTACGGCAATCCGCATTTACCAATTCACCAAGAACTCTCTGTTCAAGCAGAGTGGCGCGGCGACGCTCACGCTCTCGATCGCGCTCCTGCTCAGTTTGCTCCATCCGTTTCTTTTGCTCGTCAAGCTTGCGCTTGAGAGAGGTCAGCTCAGCCTTCATCAGGTTGACCTCCACGGCATCGGATGGGCTACCCCCATGGGCGGGCTGACTGCCTTGCGGAGACTGCTGCTGCGCCCCCTGTGAGGGCTGCTGACGACTGCCCTGAGCCGCAGTTGAGGATGACGCCCCATCGCCGTCACCGTCCTCACCATCCAGGTCCTCCCCGCCCCCACTGCGAAGAGACAAGACCTTCTCGGCCATTTCCTCCTCACTCATGTCAGGAGTCAGCTCAATCCCCGCGATTTTCAGGAAGGTAGCAATTTGCTTGCGCTTTTTCAGGTCGCCCTGCAGTCCCTCCTTACTGGCCTTGAGCTTGGTGTTCTCCGTTTCAAGGGAGTTGAGGCGCTCTTCAAGGGCCTTGAAAGCACTATTTGCCTCGTCAAGGGTTTCAAAGGACATGCTCAGAAATCATCTGTGCCCTCAAGTTTACATCATGCTTCGGTAACTTCAGCCCCCCCTTCCCCGATCTCCCTATCTGCCCCCTCGCTCATCGAAGATGTGTTGTCAACCTCGACACGAGGCTGCGATCGACCATCTTCGCCTTTCGCATAAGCACCGATACCAAGCTCTTTTGCCGTCTCCCCCCCACTGAGCCCCATTTTCTGAAGAATGCCAGGAATGTTGAAACCAGGAATACCCTCGAAAAGCTCCCCAGCCTCAAGCATCCGCATAAACAGCTCAATCGGCATGACGCCATCCTTGAACAAAGAACTGTATGCAAGAACTTGCTGAGAATGCAGCTTGACTGGAATGAAATTCTTGCTAATAGAAATCTTGACTGCCGGGTAGTTTCTGTAAGCCGCTGCATAAAGCAATGCTCGATTCAGTGCATCCTCAAGAGATTGGACAAGTACGGCAAGCTGCGAATCACTCTGAGAGCGGTCAAGAAGCTTCGCAAAACCTGATTCGGCCTGTGTTTTACCAGTTGTCATGGCAACTGCAGCCAATCTCTCCATCGATTTCTCAATTCTGTCGAGGTTTCTAAGTGTTACCTCGGCCCCATCCATGGATGCACTCATCATCCCAAATCTTGCATCAGGATTTTGAGAAGAAAGTGTTCTACCCGCCCCAGCCTCGATCTCGTCATCAGGACGCACCCCTGTCATCGTCAAGATTGGGGAAGCAGTAAGATGAATAGATTCTGCAAGGTCAGCAGAAACCGCCCAGTGATGCAGGTTTAGCCTTGCAATATCAAGAAGAAGGGGGCGAGCACGGAAAAATGCCTCTTTTTCGCCCCCCAAAACAGGGACGAATGGTATAAATGGGATGGAAAGATACCTATCTTCACCCTCTTGCACATATCTATCGGTATTTCCTGGGACATTTTGCTTTACAAATGTTCTACAACGCACTTTTTTCGACGGAATAACAGTCCTCAACGTATCATTCAAGTCCGACGTAGATTCATCGACAGCATCAACCATGTCATAGACAAAAACAGCAGGAACAACCTCCTCGAAAAATTCATTCGTAGCACTTTGCCTGCGAATTTCTCCTTTAATTCGCAAATATGTCGGAAAAGACCCAAAAAATGACTGCCCGAGTATGGTGACGCTGAAAATATCATGCCTGCATTCGAGAACACGCTCGCATTTAATTAAAACAAAGTAGGGGCGAGGATTGATACGACGCTCTTCTTCTGCGCTTAAATCAGTTGGGAGCTTTGGATACTCAACCCAGATGCCTGCAACCCCGGAATCAATAGAGGACGTGAAGACTTCTTTCGTGTAGGAAGTAAGCGAGTGGCCTTCGAGATCGCAGTCTTCAAAAAAAGTGCCCCAAGCTGGGTCAACATCATCTGGAATTGCGATCCCCTTTCTTAGCGCCGTACCAATAACCAAATTGCGAAGATGGCAGTAGTATGGCTCAAAGCTGCTTTGTGCTCTAGTCTTGCGAACATCGTAGGATTCTTGCTGCTCAATATAGTCCTGCGGAATATACTGACTCGTTGCTTCGTAAAGAAAGAATTCAGGAAGCGTACAAAACTTAATCGGGGCAAGCCTGTCAAGTTGCTGGGCCTGCTCTAAAGAGTAATCGGCAACCCCCGTAACGCCCTGAACATTTGCCTCGACTTCCGGGTGGCGGCGGTCAAACGGATCCAACCCCAACGAATCGTCGGCATTTGGAATCAAGGAATTGCCCGAAACGACAACCACTTCTTCTGAAAGTCACTCCCCACAGTCTAACCGAAAGCCAGAAAACAGTGAAAAAACAGTAGAGGGGGGCGAAAAGGGGCTGATTGGGGCAAATCAAGCACTTAACCACATCCAACACTTAAGATTTGCCTCAAAAAATAAAGATAGCGTTATCTCCATCTTTGCCCCCTACCCAGGCCGACTCCTGGCCTTGGCATTGACTGCCAGACGAGATAGCGCAAGGCATCCCCGAAGTGGGAGTAGTCGTTCTGGCCCCCTTTCGCAGGCTTAAGAGACGAGTCGTACCCCCAGTTATCGCAAACCTCTGCAAGATCGTTGCATGTCGAGTCATTGATTAGTATCTGATTTTTGTGAAAACAGTTATTTGCATGAGAAACCGTTTCCGCGATTGGTGGATTGCGTCTTTCGGCTATCACTTTCGCCCCACACTCACGAAGAATGTCGTGATCGCTCATTGTCGAAGAAGTGCTTGCGTGAGAACCGGAGCTGTCGGGGTAAATGATTATCATATTTCTTAGCAAATGAGCCTGGTATTTCTTTTTAATATGCTCTGCAAGAGAAAATGTATCACGAGCAATGTGCTCATCAAAGATATGCAGTATTTGCCCACCAGGCCCATTTCTCATCACGGCATAAACGCTTGAACACTTGCCCACGTTGAAGTCTGCCCCAATCAATATTGGCTCGCCCGCCTCGGCGTGGAATAGATTTGAGCGATGCTTGATTCTATCGTATTCAGCAAATACAGTAGCTGTCTCAAGATTTACAAATTCCCCTTTAACATACGCTTCAACCAAGTGAGGCGGATACTTTTCCATCAAATCAACGACATAATTCTCGTCAATATGAGGATTTTGCCTTGTGTCGGCTCGATATAGCTTTTTGTCATCGCTCTTATTTTTCTCGAAAAATGACCATATAAATTTCCGCCCCTCAGGAGTGGACGCAAAGCAGATTTGAGGGCAGTTTCCGACGCGAACCCGCCCCTGCAGCTTGACCAGGGCGGCCTCGGCAATTTCCTGCTTGACGGTATCAGCCTCATCAATCACCAGGGAGGCTGCGTTGATCCCCACCAAGCGTTCGTAGTTGAGAAGCGGGAGCATTAGGATTTCTGTGTCGCCCCCCGGTAAATTCAATCGAATTTTTGGAGAAGGGGCGGTACGAAAAGTGTACGGGATGGAATACTTGTCGAGAATCTTGAACCATGTTGGGAGAGCAACGCTGGAAATCATCCCAAACGTAGGCTCAAGATAAATATGTTGCTCTCCTTGAGATCTAAATGCAAGAAGTATGGCTTTCACTACAGAACCAAATGACTTGCCGCTACCAAGACCGCCGACGTATAAAACGTATCTACTGTCAAAGTCGCAAACAAAATCTTTCTGTGTCGGCATCAAGTCTGCAATCATTTTTGCCTCACACTCTTCTGTATTGAAAGAAGTGTGATTGCGACTTTTCAGAGCCTTGATCTTTGCTGGATCATAAAAAAGCCCAAGAGACTGAAGCGCCGCCTTTTCGGCATACTTCATACTCCTGGGTCTTGTTGGCACTTGAAAGGAGATCGGCTATGGCGACAATCTAGCCCTGTGAAGCCTCTTTTCGCCATACCATTCGGCTACCTGCGGGGTCCAATCAACAAAATGGGGCCAAATCAGATCACAGAGCCACTTGATCTCCCGCTGGGCATCCGCTTTGGCCCTTAGGTCGAGAAAGTGCATCAAAGATCTAATGTTGAAGCTAACGACAAAATGCTGTCTAAAATCAAACGGAATCATTCCTCTAGCATGCTCTTCTGCCTTGCCCTGTCGAATCTGATGGGCATAATGACAGGCTGCATCGTAGCACCTTGCTAGGTCTATCTTTCTATCACTTTCACTGTATTCATATTTCGCCCCCTGTCTGTCTGTATAAAAACCAGTGGGGCGAAGATAGAAAACTTGTTCAATATCTCTCTGGCCAGACTGAACATCTATAATTCTCTGCGACGTATATCGCATCGATTGCACGTCAAAACTAACCCCAACACGATGAGTTCTTGCTTGCTGCATTACAGAATGTGGGAACCACCCAACATTGAGGATAATTTGAGCGTGTTCCAGGCAGTTGCCAGAAACCATCGGTTTATTGTTTCGTCTTACGAGCAGCGCTCCGGTGGAGACAGTTGCGCAATAAACCTTTCCCGCATAGGGCGATAGATATTCTCTGCCTTTGGTTCTCCCGCTCTGATTGACTTCCGCTCTTGCGAAAGGTTCTCTACTGGAGATATGCAAACGCCATCCAGGCGCATGGTTTTCATGCCCCTCCCCGACATTTGGACTATTAAGACAAATGGATGCAGATTTGCCGTTCAAATGAAAAGCCGCCTGCAGCATATCAATTGCCATTTTCTCTTTTGAATCGTAACACCACGTATCTCCCTTGCTCGCCCCATCGCTATTCTTCAGCCCTTCCGAGAAAGCCTCGAATAATGCAACCGGCAAATGAAGAATGAAAGCTGGGATTTTTTTGCCAATCTCATCAGAAAAATGTTCATGAATCCAAGCTGCTACCTCGGGATTTTTTATGGTAAAGCGATCATCCGCCATGTCCATAACATCGAAGCCCAAGCTTTTTAGATACCTAATTTTTCGATGTTTGCGCAATCTAAACCTAACCGACATGGGATTTTTGTTGACAGACCTGCAGCCATCCCCAAAGAAAAATCCAGCAAGTCGAAAAAGATTTAGCAGGTCAACGCCGCTTGGACAGTCGGCCGGAACTTTTCTGTTGATCAATTCACCCGCCAATCTATATCTTACCGCCCTACCGGCAACACTAGCTGCACTTGCTGCATACCAATCACTCCATCCACTGCTAGTTCTGTGAGACACAATCATTCTGTGATCGAGTGTAACGGCAATATCCAGCTTTTGCGATTCAAGTCGATAGAGACTGTCCCCCTCCTTGAAGTCGAACACTTGCAGTTCAGATGGAATCTCAAACCTGATAGACCAGTCCTCTATGTTCACAGCAGCAATCTTGTCAAATCGTCTTAGCTCCGGCCACTTGACCCATCCGCTATCAGTAAGCACTTCTGTGTCGGCGGAATAGCAACCATAGTGCCCCTTATCACCCGAGAGCAGTCTTTTAACTATAATCTCCCCGGCTCTAGTTTCCTCTGGTAGCTCTTGATCGGCAACAAAATCTTCGCAGTAGTCCTGGTGCATCGCAGCGTATGTATGTCGCTGTGGTTCGCTCATTGCATTGAGCACTGCAACACGAAAAAGTTTATCCATTGAATGAGACAGAGAAGAGGGGCGAGAAGTGAAGAAAAAGGATTGAACGGGGGCGAGAAGAAATTGAACGTACAGCTAAAGCCTGATCGCCCTCAATAGCTCTACACACTGTGAAAGCCTTTCTGCGTCTTTCGCCCAAGCCACCAGGCTTTCTCGGTCTGATTCATTGAAATCAATATGATCCTGAACACAGTCTTCATGAAGCTGCTCAAGAAAGCCGCAAATCCTTAGCCCAAGATCAAGCATTTCTGCTGGGGAAATCTCAAGTTCGTCAATGAGATGAACAACTTTGCTGACCTTTTCACTCATCGTAGACTGCAGCTTTAGCAGCTCAGATGGACTATTGGGGATGCCTGAGAAGTCGTCTTCGATCACTTAAGAAGCGGCGTCTGAACACCATTTAAGCACGCTTCGCGGGCAACCGCCATCAACTGCATTGATAAAGAAAACTAAATTCGTGCAAAAGAGAGCCGTGTGGGGGGCGGAAAAATAGGACGGGGGGAATTTTGCTGATTAGTTTAAGTGTAAGAAAGTCGTTGTGGAATTAAGTGTAAGAAAGCTGTGTGGAATGGGTAAAAAAAATTCGAGGGGAGGGACAGGCGGCCCACGCCGTAAAATATAGCTTACCCCCCCAACTCCCCTGGCGCACAATATAGCCAACCCCCCATAGGTTAGCATCAAAAAAGGCCCCCTAGAAAAGGGGGCCTGACTGTAACTGGGCCGGGCTCAATCCTTAGATTCTGCCTGAGCTTCCTTAGCGATCAATTGGGAAGCTTTGAGATAGAAAATAGCGCAACCCGGCCACTCTGCCATGCCGACAGAATCCTTAGAGTCAAGTTCAATTACCCTAGGATTATCGACGTACTCTGAATCAGGGGTCCAGCGCAACCCGTAGCCGGGCAGACTATCCTTAAGCGTATCAAGTGCTACAGCTTGACTCTGGAACTCAGCCCCAGTAAAAGCGGTTAGGGTGAGAAAATCAGCGATTTTCAAAAGTCCTTTAACCTTAAGGATTGAACAGGCTAAAAGCGTAAAAGCGTAACGCTTGCTATCGGCTGCAGTCTTACGCTCAATCGGGCAAAAGGTCGACGGGATTTTCTCCCCAGTGGACGCAAAGGCCGGGCCGGGATTTTCCCCATCCGAGCGACTCGCACGGTAGCTGATCCATGCCGTGGGGGATTTCTTAGTCTTAACCGACTTGAAACGTACGGCTACGGAATGTAGGCGAGTCAGTTCCTTGCGCTGATTTTCGGTAAGCGGTCCCCACAATGCTTCTTTTTCCCTAGCGTCCCGCTCGGCGATTGCTGCCTTCCTTTGCTCAATCGCTTGCTGCTCCATGCTGGCGAGAATCGCTGCAATGTCGATGCCTGCCAACTGATCCCCCATGGCAGGCAGGTCGGCTAGCCGAACCGCCAGGGGATTGATCGGCTCAGTGGGGGGCACAGTGGGCTCAGTGGGGGGCACAGTGGGCTCAGTGGGGGGCACAGTGGGGGCCTGGGGGGCCTGGGGGGCCTGGGCCTGGGTGGTCTGGGTGGCCTGGGTCTGGGTCTGGTTGGCGCGTGCCATGGATCTGAGGGAACCGGGAGAGCTGGGGTCCGGTTCCCTCCATTATTGCACACCTAGGGACCATCGGCCACCATCGGACACCCAATGGGGGATCAATTCTGCCCGATAGGCAGGATGGCTGACACCATCACCACGGCTGAAAATCGCTGAAAAGTTAAAAGTAACCTCAACCGCGCAGACCTTAACGATTAGCCCAGCGGAAAACTTTATCGGTTAAAAGTTACCCTAACCTCTGTCACTCTCTCCAGTCAGGCCTTACCTATCACCTAAGGTTGGCCTGCAGTATCAGCAGCTAACCTCTGTCACTCTCTCCAGTCAGGCCTTACCTATCACCTAAGGTTAGCTGATACGGTCACCCGGTAACTTTATCGGTTAAGTGTAACCGGCGCGGGCTTGTGATAACAACTAACGGCAAACGGTTAGCGTTAGCGTTAAGGTTAAAATGCAACGGTTAAGTGTAACGGCCGCGGCTTGCGACTACATCTAAGCGGTAACTTTATCGGTTAAGCGTAACGCCCAGTCGCAACGGTTAAGGTTAGCCTCAGACCTTAATCCGCAAGGTTTGACGCTATCGGTTAGCGTTAAGGTTCGCCTGGCAGTCAATAGCGTTAACCGTTAAGGTTCGCCTGGCAAGCGTTAGCGTTAAGGTCAGAGCGGTTAGCGTTAGCGTTAAGGTCAGAGCGGTTAGCGTTAGCCTTAAGGTTAGACTGCGACCGGTTAGCGTTAAGGTCAGGATCGCAACGGTTAGCGTTAAGGTTAGGATCGCAACGGTTAGCGTTAAGGTTAGAGTCCCAGTGGTTGTCAGCAGTTCCCGCCTGGCAGACTGCTAAGTGCTAGGTGCTAAGCGCTAGGTGCTAGGTGCTAGGTGCTAAGCCGTGGGGCGTGGTGAATGTGAATGGCTTAAGTGTATGGCTTAAATGTATGGCCTAGATGTATGGCAGTCTGAATGGCCCAAGTGTATGGCCTAAATGTATGGCTTAAATGTATGGGATTCTGAATGGCCTAAATGTATGGTCTAAATGTATGGCTTAAATGTATGGTCTAAGTGTATGGGCCTTTGAATGCACTAAGTGTATGGCTTAAATGTATGGCCCAAGTGTATGGCTTAAGTGAATGGGATTCTGAATGCGCTAAGTGTATGGCTTAAATGTATGGCTTAAATGTATGGTGAATGTGAATGTATGTGAATCGCCCCCGGAAGCTGAATGGAAGCAAAGGGGGCGAGAGTGAATGAATGTGAATGAACTTTACTCATCGCCTCTAAGTTCTTCAAGTATGTTGAATCGTTTTTCTTTCGCCTCTCGATCAAGCTGCTCTCTGACTTTTAATTCTGCGGCAACATCTTCTGAATACGGGACAGAGTTGAGCAAATTAAAATTAATAGAAAGCTGAGTCTGAATCGACTGGGGCAGGGAGCAAGGGGGCAAGGAGTGAATGTTAATGGCATGGCCGCGGCCTTGCTTTTCCGCCCAAAGCAAATAACTTTCAACATCGTGTTCATTACTTTCTTCAATCGCCCTGAATCCTCCAAGGTTCGGCAGGATAAGCCTTCTTGTCTGCTCATGAATAAAGTTCCTAGGTGGTAGCTTGAAATCTTTTCTGTGAATCGACTGGAAGTATTCATCAGTCATTCACTGCCGACATGAATATCTTTCTGAGATAACCTCGCCTGGCTTTTGCCCCCACAGAAATCAAGGATGGGTTGAGCATATAGAAGCAATCATTTGTCTTTTTGTCTTTGACAAACACAAGTATAAGTGCCCTTTTGAGTCTTGATATAGAAGCTCGAACGTCTGAATCTTTCACCCCAAGATCTTCCGCAAGGGCCGAGGAAGATATTTTAATCTGCCCATTCTTAGTGTTAATGTATGAAATTAGTACAAATAAAAGCGCAAAGTCTCTTCGCTCAATAGATTTATCTTGTATGTATGGCAGAAACCTAGTGATCTCAGCCGTGTGGATCATGGCAAAGCCGTAGAGCTGCGGTGAGGTTTCAGCCCCGCCCCCCTCAAAAAGCTCTTGCGATTCAGCCCAGTCATAGCAAGGGTTCTGCATGGTCAATTATTACTGGCGAGCTAAGAATAGAACCTCAAACCCCTTGCGTCAACAGGCCTGTTTTCCGGTAACGTATTAGTATCTTCTACAAGTGAGCAATCAAAGAACCCCTTTTCCTTTGATCTTGATTGCGAACGTTCGGAGAGGCACACACTGACAGCGTGTTAAGCGAGCGTTGAGACGAAGTCGATGAGCGAGCGAGCAGGTCATCAACGATCAGCGAGTGCGAGCACAAACACGGTATTAAATAGAATACATATACAAGTAGCCGCGCACAACAAATGCTTTGCAACAGTATCTGCTACAAACAATCAATTGCAACAACTGCTGCT